TGCTCCGCGAGAACGAGGTCAAGGACTCCGACCGCGACTCGATCAAGCGGCTCAACCTCGACCCGCAGACCCGCCCCGCGACGATGCTCACGTCGCACCGGCAGGCCACCGCCTACAACCCGAAGGCTGTCGGCGCCGCGCTGGACGGCAAGTTCGAGAACGCCGCGGACTACTTCCGTCACGCCTGGCACCTCAACCGGGACCCGCAGGCCCGCGCGAAGATGGAAGACATCCGCAACTCCTACTCGTCGGTCGTTCCGGCGGACGGCGGGTTCCTCGTCCCCGAGACGCTGAGGAGCCAGCTCCTTCAGATCGCGCTGGAGTCTTCGGTCGTCCGCTCGCGCGCGACGGTCGTCCCGATGGAGACCGCCCGCGTCCCCTTCCCGATGATCGACTCGACGACCAACGTCGGCTCCGTCTTCGGCGGCATGATCGGCTACTGGGGCGAAGAGGGCGCCGCGCTCATCGAGTCGAACCCCAAGTTCGGCCGCGCCAACCTCGACGCGAAGAAGCTCACCGGGTTCGCCCTCGTCCCCAACGAGCTCCTCCAGGACTCCCTGATCTCGTTCGCCGCGCTCATCGAGACGCTGTGGCCGCAGGCGCTGGCGTTCTTCGAGGACGTCGCGTTCATGTCCGGTACCGGCGCGGGAGAGCCCAACGGCTTCCTCGGCGCGGGCAACTCGGCGAGCATCGCGGTCACCAAGGAGGTCGGGCAGGCCGCGGACACGATCGTCCTCGAAAACGTCATCAAGATGTACTCGCGCATGCTCCCCAGCTCGCTGGCGCGCGGGATCTGGGTGTGCTCCCCGGAAGCGATCCCCGAGCTGTACACCATGGCCCTCTCCGTGGGTACCGGCGGCGGCCCGGTCATGCTCACCAACGTCGCCGGCCCCGCCCCGATGACCATCTTCGGCCGGCCGCTGGTCGTCTCGGAGAAGGCCGGTCGCCTCGGTGACCGCTCCGACCTCGCCTTCGTCGACCTCTCGTACTACCTGATCGGCGACCGGCAGCAGATGAGCGCCGACTCCTCGACCGAGTACAAGTTCGGCAACGACCAGACCGCGTTCCGGATCATCCAGCGCGTCGACGGCCGCCCCTGGCTCAAGTCCGCGATCACCCCGCAGAACGGTGGCCCGACGCTTTCGCCGTTCGTCGAGATCGAAGCCCGCTAACCGATCGGCCGCCGTCGGCAGTAACGCCCCGGCGGCGGCTTCCACCTGGGTCGGCAGTGTCGCCCCGACAGGACCCCTAAGACGAGAGGAGCCCACGGTGGCTCAGAAGGCACTCGGCAGGCTGTTCAACACCAGCCCCGCCGCAGACGGCGTGTACATCAACCTGCGGGAGGCGGGCGGTATCGCCTTCCTCTGCTTCCTCACCGGCGCCGCCGGGGACACCTACACCCTGGTCGAGGCGAAGGACTCCGCGGGCACCGGGGCGCAGAACCTCGCTGTGGTGACGGAGTACTACACCAACACCGGTAACGCGTCCGACGCGTGGACCCGGCGCACGCAGGCCGCGGCGGCGACCGTCGTCACCACGGCCACGGCCACGCAGAACGCGGCGGTGTTCGAGGTGGAGGCCTCGCAGCTGTCCGACACCTACAAGTACGTGAAGGTCACCTCGACCGGCGCGGGCGCGGTCAACGCGGTCACCCGTGACCTCGCGGCGGGGCGCGCCCCGGCGAACCTGCCCGCGATGGGGGCGTGACCCATGTCCACTCTCATCCAGGGCGACCAGCTCCGCACGCTCATGTTCGGCACCCCGGTGTCGAAGACGTACACGCCGCTCGCGGTCGAGACGAAGGTGCTGTTCAACGTCACCGGCGGGAAGGTGCTCATCACCTCCATCGTCGGCGAGGTGACCACAGCCATCACGGTCGCGGGCACCTCGAAGCTGCAGGCGAACCCGACCACGGGTACGACCGGTGACCTGTGTGCGGCGACCGACCTGGGGACGACCGACACCCCGGCGGGGGACCTCATCAGCTTCCAGGGGCTGAAGGGCGACTCGATTGTTTTCGGGGTGGGTGCGGCGCCGACGCTGAAGCAACCGATCGTCGTCAACGTCGGCACCATCGAGCAGGTCAACGCGACCGGCGCGGACGGCGGCATCACCTGGACGCTCACCTACGTGCCGCTCGACAACGGCGCCTCTGTGACGGCGGCCTGACATGGCCGGGTGGACGTGCGCAGCCTGCACCACCACGTATGCGGTGGGTGCCGCGAAGTGCCCGCAGTGCGGCAGCACGGAGCGCACCGACCAGCCTGGGGGCGCTGTGCTGCCCTCGGTGACGGTCGCGTGCGCCAACGACGTGTGCCGGTACGCGGGCAGGCAGCGGCGGGTGCACCTGCGCACGGCCGCCCCCGGGGTGCTGGAGATGCCCCCGCTGGTCTGCGCCGGCTGCGGGCTGCTGGTGCCGACCGTGGCCCCGTGGCCGCCCATCAACGAACCGGAGGAAACCGGCATGGCGAAGGTGACCGTTCACGGCGGGCCGTCCAACGCGGCCGCCGACGACGAAGGTGGTGAGGACGTATCAGTTGGGAGCAGCTCCGAGACATCCTCCGAGAAGCCGGAGAGCTCGCCCGAGCAGAACGGGCAGCCGGACCGATCGCCTGCCCCAACGACGGCGAGCCGCTCCGGGAAGGCCCGGACGGTGAAAAGTACTGCGCGTTCGACGGGTGGCGGCCGGGCGGCCGGTTCGTCGGAGACCGACTCCGCTGACGAGGCGGGCGAGTAGTGAGCGGCTACCGGAACACGGAGTTGTTCAGGGCCACCGGTCTGACCCTGAACTCCTCGACCGACAGCAACACCGCTGGGATCACGAACGGCACGACGGGCCAGACCGGGCCGATCGACATCTCCCGGGTCAGCAGTGGCCTGTTGGTGGTGACGGTGGCGAACGCCCCGACCGGGTCCAGCCCGACGCTCGCGGTGTTCTTCGAGGTCGCGGACGCTTACGGCACCTACGTGCAGACATCGTCCGCCACCTCGATCGGCGGGGCGCTCCTGACGAGCACCGGCTTCACCTACGGCCTGATCAACAACGGATACGTCCTCACCAACCAGGGCCGCATCCGCTGGGTCGTCGGAGGCACCGCCACCCCCACCTTCACCGGGGTCAGCTTCTCCATCCACGGCCGGCCCTGACCCGTATCCGCACGACAGACGAGAGGAGGTGACGAGAGATGACAACCCCCTGGTACGCCAACCGCGAGGACATTCAGCGTGCCCTCGACGTCAAGGAATCGGCCCGCAACCGCCGGGAGATCGACAGTGCTCTCGCCGCCGCCTCCCGCACCGTGGACAGCCTCTGCCACCGCACGTTCTACCCGGTCCTGACCACCAAGTACTTCGACTGGCCGCCCCGCGCTGGCATGACCCCGTGGGTCCTGCGGCTCGACGCATCTGAGCTGGTCTCGGTGACGACGCTGACGTCCGGTGGTGTAGTGATCCCGTCCACGGACTACAACCTCGAACCGAACGTGTCCGGGCCGCCGTACACCCGTATCGAGATCAAGCTGTCCTCGGACTCCAGCCTCGGCGGCGGCCCCACCTATCAGCGCGATGTCCAGATCGACGGCCTGTGGGCCGGCTGCGCGCTCGTAGAGACCGCGCTCGGCGACACCGTCGGCGCGATGGACGCCACGCAGACCACCATGACTGTCGACGGCGTCACATCCGCTGAGGTCGGGGTCGGATCCGTTCTCCGCCTCGGCGAGGAGCGGCTCCTCGTCACCGGCCGCGCGCAGGCGTACACCGGGCAGACGCTGGCGACCGCCATGGACGCTCAGGCGAAGACGGTGACGGCCACGGTCGCTGACGGGACCGCGTACTCGGTTGACGAGACCCTCCTCGTCGGCGCCGAACGCATGCTCATCATCGACATCGCGGGCGACAACCTGGTCGTGCAGCGGGCCGTCGACGGGTCGGTCCTCGCCGCGCACGATCAGTTCACCGCGGTCTACGCACCGCGGACGCTCACCGTGACCCGAGGCGCGCTCGGCACCACCGCCGGGGCCCACAACTCCGGTAGCACCGTGTACCGGTGGGTTCCGCCCGGTCTGGTGCACCAGCTCGCCAAGGCTGAGGCGATCACGATCCTCACGCAAGAGCGGTCGGGCTGGTTCCTGAAGGCGTCGACCACGGGTAACTCCGCGGCCAAGGTGTCCGCGGACGCGCTTCAGACGCTGCGGGATCAGACGTACACCGAGCACGGGCGCAAGGCCCGGATGAGGAGCGTCTGATGCCTGAAGCCATGTTCGACATCCGTGTGGCGAAGCGCGGTCCGATGTTCGACGGGCGTACCGCCGCGGCCATGCACCGGTTCCAGGACGAGATCAGCCTGCGGATCGCCGAGCAGGGCGAGAAGCTCGTCCGGCAGCGCCTCAAGTCCGTCTTGCAGCACCCGACGGGCTACTACGAGTCCCGCATCAGCGTGGACCGGGCCGGACAGGGCTACCGCGTCTCCGACGGCAACGTCATCTACGGACCGTGGCTTGAGGGCACCGGATCCCGCAACTCCCCCGTCACCCGCTTCGCGGGCTACCAGACGTTCCGCCGGACGAAGCCCCTCGTCGACCAGAAGGCCCGGCAGATCGCCGTGCAACTCCTGGCCCGCTACAAGGCGATGGGGCTGATCTGACATGGCCCTCGACATTCGCACCATCCTTGACGCAGTGGAGTCCCACGCCCTGGCGTCCGGGTTCTTCTCCGCCGTCAACGGCCATGAACCCAAGAGCGCACCGCAGAGCGGACTCACCTGCGCGGTGTGGGTCGAGCAGATCGGCCCGGCCCGCGGCGCCTCCGGCCTCTCCTCGACGACCGCACGGCTCGCGCTGTTCGTGCGCCTGTACACGCCGATGGTGTCCGAGCCCGAGGACGCCATCGACCCCGACATGATGACCGCCCTCGACGCGCTGATGGCCGCCTACAGCGGTGACTTCACCCTTGGCGACCTGGTCCGCGAGGTCGACCTCCAAGGCGCCTACGGAGACCCCCTGTCCGCGCGCGCCGGCTACCTGACCACGTCGGGGGCCGAATACCGGGTGCTCACGATCACCCTTCCCCTCATCGTCAACGACCTCTGGGAGCAGGTGGCGTAGGTGGCAAAGACCAGCGGCCTCGGCGATGCATTCTTCATCGCGGGCTACGACATGTCCGGTGACATCGGCAGCATCAGCCTGTCCGGTGGTCCGGCCACCCTCGACGTGACCGGCATCGACAAGAGCGCGCACGAGCGGATCGGCGGCCTGCGCACCGGGTCGATGTCGTGGAAGAGCTTCTTCAACCCGACGGTGGGTGCGACGCACGACAAGCTCGCGGCCCTGCCCACTGCGGACGTGATCTGCACCTACGCGCGCGGGACGACGCTGGGCAACCCGGCCGCCTGCCAGGTGTCGAAGCAGATCAACTACGACGGCACGCGCGGCGACTCCGGCGAGTTCACGTTCGCGGTTGAGGCGCAGTGCAACGGCTTCGGCCTGGAGTGGGGGCTACAGCTCACCGCGGGCAAGCGGACGGACACCACCGCCACGAACGGGACGTCGGTGGACTTCGGCACCGGCTCGACCAACTTCGGTCTCCAGGCCTACCTGCACGTCTTCTCCTTCACCGGCACCTCGGTGACGGTCAAGTTGCAGGAGTCAAGCGACAACGGGGCGGGCGACGCCTTCACGGACGTGGTCGGCGGCGCGTTCACCGCGGCCACCGGGGTCACGTCGCAGCGCATCGCGACGTCGTCCAGTCAGACCGTCGAACGGTACCTGCGTGTCGTGACGACGGGGACGTTCTCCAGCGCGGTGTTCGCGGTGACCGTGGTGCGCAACGACACGGCGGTGAGCTTCTGATGGGTCGTATCCAGCCCCAGATGGGCGCCGAGGCGTACAAGACGTACTCGATTGCCGCGCCTGCCAGCACGCACTTCCGTAAGGCCACCTGCGCGGAGACGGACTGCCCGGACTACCTGAATGGCTGGCGGGTCCGCGTCGAGGGCCTCGAACCTGCGCTGCTCCACGCGGCGAAGACGTCCGGCCGCAGGTTCGTCGAGGTACCGATCGCCGTGGGTGAGACGTGGCTGCATTTCGAGGCCGGACAGCCCTGCTTCCGGGCCGGCGAGCACCGGGCGCGCCTGGACCGGCCGGAGCTTTTCATCGTCCGGGACGGCGACCACCGAGGCAATCCGCGGGGGACGAAGGCGCGGATGCATCAGCGTCCGGAGTTGTGGGTCGAGGACTTCGGCGAGCACCAGCAGAACATCGCAGATCAGATCGAAAGGGGTTAAGCCATGGCCAAAAGCTCAGGGTTGGGGTGGACGACAGCGTCGGTTGACGATTCGTCCGGCACCGTGCAGGCGATCAAGAACGACTTCACGAACTTGCAGTTCGCCACCCCGCGTGGCGTGCAGGACATCACCGGCATCGACAAGTCGGCGTATGAGCGGCTGCTGCTGCTCGCGGACTTCTCCGTCACGCTCAGCGGCGTGTTCAACCCGGCGTCGAACATGTCGCACGACGTGTTCAAGACCGTCCCCAGCACGTCGGTGGCGCGCACGGTCACGCTCGTCGTGTCCGCCAAGACCCTCGCGAACGAAGTGCTGTTCACGGACTACCCGCTGACCCGTGCGGACGGCGGCGAGCTCACCTTCTCCGTGCCCGGCGTCCTCGCGGATGGCGCGGTACCGACCTGGTCCTGACCCATAAGTCCAAGTCTGTCCGCTTCTAGAGAGGGGGCCCACGTGGGCTTCAAGCGCAACCCCAAGATCTACCGCCTGAAGTGGGAGGACGGCGACTATGCCGGCCTCGAAGTGAACATCCGCTCCCTCAACATGGGCCAGCTCCTCGAAGCCAAGAGCGGCAAGAGCGCCAGCGGGAAAGACGGACTCGAAGGCACCGTCGAGCTCCTCGCCGACCGGATCCTCGACTGGAACCTCGAAGACGAGGAAACGGGCGAGGCGGTGCCAACCACCCTCGACGCGATGAAGGGCGAGGACGACGACCTCATCCTCGACATCATCAACCGCTGGATGGAAGCCGTCTCCGGAGTGCCCGCCCCTTTGGACGAGACCTCGAACTCTGGCGAGATTTCCCAGGTGGCCTCCATTCCGACGGAAGCCCTGTCACCGAGCCTGGCGAGCTGACCTACGCCAAATTGATCCTTGGCCTGTGTGACCGCTGGCATAAAACGCCGTCGGAGATCGAGGCCGAGCCTGCCGAGTCTTTCCGCCTGCTGGAGATTGAGCGATTGGGGGTGAATTCCGAAGATGGCGAACGTGGTGGAGATTCTGGTTACGGCTAAGAATCTCACCGGCCCGGCGATGGCCAGTGTGAACGCGCAGGTGAACAGTGCCGGTGCGGGGATGCGGGCTTTCCACAAGACTGCGTTGATCGCGGGTGCTGGTTTGGCGGCGATCGGCTATGAGTCGGTGAAGATGGCCGCGAAGTTCGACTCGTCGATGGCTCTGCTGCATACGCAGGCGGGTGTGGCGCAGGACAAGATGGCGGGTCTGAAGTCGGGCGTTCTCTCGCTCGCGGGGAAGGTCGCTCAGGACCCGGATTCGCTCGCTGAGTCCCTGTTCCACGTCGAGTCCAACTTCGAGTCGATGGGCATCAGCTCGAAGAAAGCCCTGTCGCTGGTCGAGACCGCCGCGAAGGGCGCCACCGTCGGTCACGCGGACCTCGTCGACGTCACCAACGCGCTGACCGCGGCCGTCGCCTCCGGGATCCCCGGCGTCGAGGACTTCGGCCAGGCGATGGGTGTGCTGAACGCGACCGTCGGTGTCGGCGACATGAAAATGCAGGACCTCGCCAACGCGTTCGGGTCCGGCATGGTCGCCACCGTCAAAGGCTTCGGCCTCAACATCACCGACGTCGGCGCCGCGCTCGCCGTGTTCGGCGACAACAACATCCGCGGCTCGCTGGCGGGCAACCAGCTCCGCATGTCCGTGATGGCGCTTGCCCACCCTGTGGCGACGGCCGGTGCCACGCTGAAGCGGCTGGGCCTGACGACGGACACGCTCGGCAAGGACATGCAGAAGGGCGGCCTGAAGCTCGCCCTGGAGGACCTCGTCGGCCGGATGAAGAAGGCGGGCATCTCCTCGAAGGAGCAGGGCCAGATCATCACCGAGGCGTTCGGCCGGAAGGCCGGCGCTGGCCTCAACGTCCTGGTCTCGCAGATGGACCGTCTGGAGTCGAAGTACCCGGCTTTGGAGGAGGGCGCGCACAAGTTCGGCAAGTCGTGGGAGGACACGAAGAAGACGTTCGCGTTCCAGATGAAGGCGTTGCAGTCCGGGTTCGACGCGCTGGCGATCACCGTCGGTACGAAGCTCATGCCGCCGTTGCAGGCGGTGGTCGGTGTGATGCTCGCGCACAAGGGCGCGACGGTCGCCCTGGCCGCGTCGCTCGCAGGCCTGGCGGCGGCGACGGTTGCGGTCGCCGTGGCGATGAAGGCGATCGCAGCGGCGAAGCTGATCTGGAGCGGCATCTCCAAGGGCGCCCTCGCCCTTCGGGGTGTGTTCGAGACGGTCGCGCTGAGGGCCATGTACCTGCGCGGGGCGTTCATTGCGGCTGGTGGCGGTGTCCGCGGGCTGAGTGCGGCATTCTCCACGCTGAGCACTGGGGCGAAGATCGGTGTGGCGGCAGGCGCGATCGGCGCGCTTGTCCTGGCACTGCACGAGTTGTCGGACAACAAGCCGGCAGTCGAGGTCGATGACCTGTCGTCGTCGCTGAACACCCTGGTGCACACGGGCAAGGTGACGGGGGCGCTGAAGGGGAATTTCGACGAGATCAGCGCGTCGATCGCGATGATGTCGAAGGGTGCGTCGGACAACAAGTTCTTGAAGCTGACGTCTGATTTCGGAACGTGGCTGGGCGTTGCGACAGGTCCGGGTATCTCGGATGCGACGAAGGATCTGGACGCGTGGGACAAGGTCATGGCCGAGAACGTGAAATCTGGCCATGTAAAGGAAGCGGCAGCCCAGTACGCAATCCTGAAGAGGGCGTGGGGCGCTGCGCCCGGTGCCGAGATGAGCCGTCTGGGCAAGTTCACGAACGACTACCACAACGCTCTCGCCGAGCTGGGGAATGAGGAGTCGTCGGCTGCCGAGTCGATGGGGGAGTTCGGTCAGGCCGCGGTGGACACGCAGAAGAGTCTCGACGCCGAGGCGATGAGCGCGAAGGGCCTTGAACAGTCGATCATGGCGCTGAACGCGGTGCACCGGGGCGCGTTCGACGCGGAGACTGCATTCCAGCAGGCGATCTCTGACTCGGCCAAGGCGATCAAAGAGAACGGCCGTACCCTCGACATTCACTCGGAGGGGGGTCGTAAGAACCGCGACATCCTCTCTCAGTTGGCGGCGAAGACCGAGGACTACGTCGACAAGATGAACAAGGAGCACTTCTCCGTCGACAAGGTCAACAAGGTGTACGCCGAGGGCCGAAAGGTCCTCATCGACCGAGCCATGGCAATGGGCAAGAACCGCAAGGAAGCGGAGAAGCTGGCCAATGAGCTGCTGAAGGCGCCGAAGGTCCCGGCAATCAAGTTCAAGGTGGACAAGAAGGCTGCGACGGCTGACATCAAGTCGTTCAACGCGGCGGTGAAGAAGTCGCCCGGCTCGAAGTCTGTGACGCTGAAGGCGCTATCCAAGAGCGGCGAGAAGGTACTGGAAGCCTTCGGGTTCAAGGTCAAGCACCTGAAGAACGGCACGGTGCAGATCTTCGCGAAGGACGGTCAGGCCCTCGGCGTGATCTCGAACGTCAACGGCGCGATGAACGCCCTCGACGGGAAGACCGCCACCACCTACATCATCACCAAGACGTCCACCTCCAACGCAGGCAACGTCTTCCACGAAAGCGGCCACTACGCGTCGGGCGGTCTCGTGCGCCGCTACGCCGACGGCGGCCGCATCGAGGGCGGCTCCGGGACGCAGGACGATGTGCCGCTGCTGGCGATGGGCGGGGAGTACATCGTCAACAAGCGGCAGACGTCGAAGTACCGGGCGCTGCTGGAGGCGATCAACGAGGACCGGGTGCCGCACTTCGCGAAGGGCGGCAAGGTCAAGCTGACCAAGGCGCAGCAGAAGGCGAAGGAAGCGGCGAAGGCCGAGAGCGATGCCCGGCACGATGCGATGGGCGACCTGACCATCAGCCACTTCGGGCACATGGCCGGCTACCAGCGGTCCGAGTTCGGGTCGGCGCTCGCCAAGCCGGACAGCACCAGCAGTCTGGTGAACGCGCTCAACCAGTGGCGCGGCATCATCATGAAGTCGACGCACGGGAGCACCGAGAACAAGCTGCTCAAGCAGCTCGACTCGACGGGCCGGAAGCTCCTCGGCTACGAGAAGGCGCTCACCAAGGTCACAGCGTCGCTGGACAAGGCGAAGGACAAGCTCAACAGCCTGAAGGACGCGGCCGCTTCGCTGAGGGACTCGGTGAAGTCCAGCCTGGTCAGCTCGGCGAACATCACCAAGGGTGCGGGCGCGGACAGTACGACGACGCTGGGTTCGATCCGCGGCCAGATGACGGTCTCCCGGGACAAGGTGGTCGCGTTCGCGTCGGCGCTGAAGCAGTTGAAGGCGAAGGGCTACAGCAAGTCGATCATCCAGCAGGTTGCCGAAGCTGGAGTCGACGGCGGCGGTCTGGAGACCGCGGGCGCCCTGCTGGAGGCATCGTCGTCCGAGGTGTCCTCGATCAACCAGGTGCAGGGGCAGATCGAATCGGCGGCCGGGGCGGCAGGCAAGACGACGGCGGACACGGTGTACGGCGGGGAGATCGCGAAGCAGACCGCTGTGGTGAAGATGCTGACCAAGAGCCA